TATATTCATATGAAGTTTGTATATCATTAATCACTGGGAATTTTGTTGGAAATAATATTTCTAACATTGTTTTTATATTCTTACGTGTAATACGTTCTCGTTCCACATATTTTGGGTCGGCATAATATTTTGTATTTGTGTCTTCATCCAGATCAGGACCTGATAATATAGCAGCCCATTCAGTGTAATCAGTTTTATTACTTGATTCATCACTTTTAGTACTTGGTTCATCACCTCCACCCTTTTTTCTTCCTCCAGTATTACTGGTCAATGTACTGATTGAACTACCATCTGTAACTATACTCATATCATCATCATCTTTTTCTGCATCTTCAGTATTATAATCTTCTTCATCTTCTTCATCTTCTTCATCTTCTTCATCTTCTTCATCTTCTTCATCTTCTTCATCTTCAACTTCCTTTTTTTTATTTTCCTCAACTTCGGTAAGTGGTACAAAATCGGGGTCTTTTTCTTCAGGGACCTCTTGTTTGGGTTTATAATAAGGTCTTAATATATCAATAAAATATTTCTGATTAAAAAAGAAGTTCACTCTATCATGATAATTCATATAATTTAATCTGGCTATAGGATATTCAATCTCCGATGTAAAAAAAGGAATATTTGCTAAGGTCATTTTTGTAGTTGTTTCATCATCAGCTGATTTTGGAATATGTAACATACTACGATTAAACTCCACCATTTCATCTTTACTATTGGTGACATTAGTATAAATCATTACTTTTAACTTTTCTACTTCAAATTCAACTTGTTCCATGTATTGTTCTAATTATATTATATGCATAATTTAATCTATATAATATAACGATTATTCAACTTCCAAATTAAATCTTAAAACTTTCAAGTTCATTGTCTTTATTCTGTTGTTTTGCTTTTTCAAGTACCTTTTTTGCCTTAGTAATTTCTTCATCTGTTACATTTTCCATATTCTCATTTTCTTCTAATATAGTTAAATGATGGTCTTTGAATTCTTCTGGCAATACACAAAACATACTTTCTTCATCAAATAAAAAATCACTTACAATTATAAAACAACCCATTATAAATAACGCGATGTATATATCACGTGTACCCATCCATGCAATTGTAAAAACAAGTACATATTTGCTAAATGTATACTTCAAATAAGATTCCATTGTTTTACTTAATTTAATATTAACAAAACGTGATACAATGTTTAATGTAATAATCATAACACCTGCAAATATCTTACTACCATTTAAAGCTTGCACATGTTCATGTATATATTTTAAATATGAAGAATTAGTAATACTATTTTTTTTTTCAACCATTATACATTATTATTACATTTAATTTATTCATATTACTTACATTGCGAACATGCTGATTCTTTGACATTGTCTTCGTCTCTGGAAAATTTTGAAAATAATTCTTTCTCAGTTTGTAACCGATTTTCAATTATTGAAAAATTACAACTCTCATCACATACATTACATGTATGCTCAGCAAATTCTACGTTTGGGAAAATATGTTTCACCATATCTGGTTTGACTTCACTACCTTTACTTAATAATTTTTTACCTTTACAGTTTTCTTTACGAAAATCACTAACTGTAGTCATACCTTCTTTACGATTTGTCATACCTTCTTTGCCTTGTTCCTCATCTTCCACTTGATTATTTGTTTCATCTTGTTCTTTCTTTGTATCTGCTGCATATACATCACTTAATGATGACATGTTTTCTTGTAATTGTGATTTCTTTTTATCACCATCTTGAATTTGTTTGTCACCCTGAGTTGGGTTAGATAATGCCTCTTTTTTGGAAGCTTCAAAATTTTCAAATAATTTATCCATCACATCATCAGTATTTAGCATACTTTCAACAAAATCACTTTGATAGTAAACAATAACTAATAAACACAATACTAAACCCATATATTTATCTAAACTGGTGTAAAATAACACAATACAGATTGCGAATATTTTCCCTAAAATGGTATTACTCATGTTTACAAATTCTTTTGAATAGGACAACAATGTAATAATCAGGATGATTGGAATAAATTGAGCAACAGTAGTTTTCATGATAATATATATTTACTTGTTATTTTTATTAATCGTTTTTCGGGATTTCAATCTCTTATTTGGGGTTGATTTCTTTGAAATAAAATCTATGTATTTTTTAAGTAATAGAGATATTTTTATAAATGTCAAGTTTAATATCATATGCAAGTACATGGAATAATGATAAGAATGAACAACACAAGCGTAAACCATCGGCTATGCGACGTACATATAAGAAACCACCAGTCCATGATGATGTAAATGAGGAAAATGAAGAACATAACCCAACATCTTTAGACAATGTTCAAAATATGAATGAAAATAAAAATAAAAGGGTAAATGAATTGTTAAATAAAATGAGCACTGCAAGTGAACCATTAGAATCAAATAAAATGGGTCAATTCACACCTATGTCTCCTCCATCTGTACAAGTAAAAATGGATAACGAGAACCAAGCATCTTCCAGAGAATATGTTCCACCACCACCTTCATATTTAACTGCATCAAATGCAATGAAATCAGTTTATGGTGATTCTACTCAGTATAAGGCAAATGATAAAACTGCTGAAATATACAACGATTATAGCAAAAGTTATCAACCACCTTCTCGTATGAAAACCACACAACCATATTATGCTAACATGGGCATAAGCAGTCACAATAATGATAATAAATTATTAGAAAAAATCAATTATATGATACACATGTTAGAAGAACAACAACATGAAAAAACCAATAATATTACCGAGGAATTCTTATTATATACGTTTTTGGGTGTATTTGTTATTTATGTTCTTGACTCGTTTGCTCGTAGTGGCAAATATATACGTTAATTGAGGTAAGGATAAACAACATAATGATATCTTATATATATCATTATATAACAATGATGCATGTTGCATGTGGTATTATGTATATGCCAGATGATACAATATTGATGGGACTTCGTAGTAAAAATGGACCCAACCCCTATTATTGGGAATTTCCAGGAGGACAGCTTGAAGATGGCGAAACATTAGAAGAATGTTTACAACGGGAATGGACGGAAGAGTTAAATCTACAGATTTCTATAGACCGTTTGCTATATACAACTATACATAAAGATATTTCCTGTCATTTTTTTGTAGGTAAAATTCAAGACATAGAGAACCTAAGAATTAATGTTCACGAATATATCGGGTTTTATCCCAAAAACGCACTTTATCGGTTAAGATTGTTTGAAGGAGACGATAAAATTGTTGATTTATTAGACTAATATGAAGCTTCGTATAGAGTTAAATGGAGAACCTGGATATACGTAATTGTAACTGTAATATGACATGTTTATTGATTGCACTGGGGCGTTTTCTTGTGTGAAATATGCATGAACTGTTTCATTATGACCAATGTTCTCAATATTGAGAACTTTATAATCAGCATTTTGATGTATTATATGTCGTAATACATGTAAAAACCCAATATAAAATAAATGTCCGTCCCTACAATTTTGTATACTCGCTACAAGTGATAATGTTTTTGATTCATACTCATCATTATATTGTTTTACATCCTTTAGAAAGTAAAACCCCAATATATCTTCATCTCGGTATAAACATCCAACATATAATTGTTTTTTCTTTACTTGTAGTGTTATATTTCCAATGTCGGGGAGAACCATGATATCAAACATTCGTGTTTTTTGCTCTATATACGTATTATACGTGAAAAAATCAACATACTTGGTCATTGTATTGGGCGTCAATAAACGTATATTATAAGTAGGTTTCATACGAATTATTTTTTTGTTATTTAAATTGTATGTATAAGCCTTATATGTAATTAATGGACGAATCCCTGCATAATGTTCTCCTTCCTTTTTTAATAAACTACATTGAATATTGTTATTGTATACTCGTTGATTATATTCATGGGTTTGTACCAAGTTTCTGCTTAATTTTATAGAATCATGTTCTCGGTGTACACATAAAAAGTCCATAAAATACACGGGAATTTGTGTATACACCTCTTCTGTATTCGTTGGTCGTATATACATCTGTACCATTCTTGATGTTATGCATCCCAAAACCTTATTTAATTTCACAATTTCCACTTTTGTTGTAGGTTCTTGAGATTTTACTGTATATTCTGGAACACTATATGTTGATAAGAATGATACAGCATTTTGACCCGTATGTAAGCCGTATATATCACTTGCTTGTACCATATAATCTACACGTTCTCCAATTACATAGTTTTCTTGCAGTAATTTGGTGACATCTTTTATTGTTGACATATTTTCTTCATCCATATGAATAGTCTTTACATGAATATCATCTATATATTTTGTTTTATAGGGTCCATTTTTTTGCACAACAAACGGAACTTTGTAGAATGACCGTATGTAATCATATGTGTGAAATACTGGTTGGTTATTCCAAAATGGGTATTTTATTTTGATAATTGCCCATATGAATATAAACAATGTTGTAAATATAACTAAAATATATTGGACTATCATCTTCTAATATATTTTGCGAAAAGTCTTTTGACTGGAATACGATAATACGATTATAATGGACGTTCTAATATATACAAATATTGATTCTTATCTCCATTACTATCTTTCATACTCACCTTACCATGTTTTATAAACCCGTTTTCACTTGCTAATTTTAAAATGGTATCCATCTTTTCCATGTATATATGTGTTTCATTTTGACGTAGATTGTCAGTTTCCATATCAATAAATGTCTCTTTCACCTCTACTACCAATTCATCATTATTATTAGGTATCTCACAAGAACATTTATACTTATAATCACTAAATGAAGCGGTGGATGTTATCATTCGTTTATCATTTATATTGTGTGACTCATTTATTGCATCCTCTGCTGGAATCATTTTTGTAAAATTGTCTGTATCTACTAAATGTAACATTAAATACGAATTTGGTTTCATCCAAAAATAACAATTACGGAAAAATTTCTTTTTATCTTCTAATTGATATATCGTGAAATAAGTACACAATATATGTGTAAATGTTGATTTTTCAAACTGCATTGAGTTTAATACGTCTCCGTATACATACTCCGCGTCTGGATATTTTATTTGGGCATATGTTAACATTTCTTTGGAATTATCAATGCCATATACATCATACCCAGCTTGTGTTAATTCATTCACTACATATCCGGTTCCACAACCAACGTCTAAAATATTACTATGTTGTACTGTTGGTTCTGTCATTTCTACGAAATTAATTAGCTCATCTTGAGAACGGGTTGCCGTTTCGTGCAATGAATCATAAATATCCACATAAAACTCATCTATACTCTCTTTTCCATATTTATACACAAATGGTTCTTGCTGTGTAAAACCATCTTGATTGTTACGATTATATAACCTTTTTGAAATAAATACTAACACGGTTATAATGGCTATAATGAGAACCCATCGTAAAAAGAATAAATTAGGATTATTTGAGGTCAATATTGTATAAAAATCATCTAACATTGATTTATTATATAATTCGGTATATAATAAAACTATAATATAAATATTTATTGATTCCGTAATTGTGTTCGGGTGTGATTAAAAAATCGGTCATTTCCTATCGCTGTATCTACTAAATTAGGATGAGGGGCGGTATTAAATAGGGGCATTGCAAATAAATCGGGATGTGGTTGTACAGATGGCTTTGCAACAACCGATACATTATACAAATCACTTGCAGAAGAGGGTACATATACAGATTGATTTGCACCGTGTTGTAATGCAAATGTTTGATTACGCAATACAGTTTCTACGTCCACGTTTCGTGTAAATCCACTTGTTGGGGCGGTATCATTACCTGGATTAAAATTAAGCATTGTATTATGTTCTGGATATGGTAGCTTAGGTTCTACCATGGAACGAGCATTTTTTACTATTGGAAAAAGAGTTCTTTTTGTTTGTACTGCACGAAGGTCATAATGAGGCTCTAATGGACTATCTGGTACATTACGAGAACTAAGCCGATTGTTTATTTCATCCACTCTTTCAT